TAGAAGATATAGAAGCCAACATTGACGAACAGCTTGTTTGGGAATACCTAAGAATAAGATCAGAATTAAAACTATCGTTATTGCTTAGTGGTTTTGTAACATCAGAGAATTTGATACCTATTCTTGAAGAATATATGAATTTTAAGAGTGATGAATTACGAGATGAGATTGATAAAGATAGATTGTCTTTATGAAATATAATAGAGATGTAGAATTTACTTTTACATTTATGTCATTAGAAGTATCGGTTGTTTATACCCCTAAGTATTTTACAACTTTAGATAGTCGTATGGATCATATTGAGTTTCATGTAGAAAATGATACGCCAATACCTTTAACTAAGACTGGTTATAGATCAGAGTTTGTATATACAGATAAAGATTTTACACAAGAAGAAATTATAGAATGGTTTTATAAAGAAAACGGTGCAGAGCAAGGCGTTGTGCCGTTACAAACAACATTATTTTAACAGGAGTTATATATGTCAATAGAATGCTTAAACAAAGCACTTAAAGTTAATGGCTTGTCGCCAACCAAAAAATTAATATTAGTTATCTTAGGTAACTATGCAGACGAAAAGGGTACTTGTTATCCATCTTATAAACATATTGCAAAGCTGATTGGTTTAAATACAACCAAAACAATACAAAATGCAATAAAAGAATTTGAACAACTAGGTTATTTAAAAATTGAACACAGAAAATTAGACAATGGTGGTCATACTTCTAATCGTTACCATTTAACCTTAGATAATAACCCTATGGTTATAGATGACCATACCCCTAGTGTAATAGAAGATAAGAGGCAGGGGTCACCAGTTACCACCAATACTAAAGAAGATACAAAAGAATATATACACGAATTTGAGTTGTTTTGGAAACACTACCCAAGAAAGGTTGGAAAGTATCAAGCTAGTGTTTCTTTTAGTAAATATGATGAAAAACATTATTCAAAAATTATTTATGCAACCAAAGTATTTGCACAAGAAAACTTAACCACAGAGGAGAGATTTATACCTCATGCAACGACATGGTTAAACCAACAAAGATATTTAGACTTTTTAGAAAAAACCATTAAGAATAGTACCCTTAATAATTTAGCAGGATAATAATATGACCATAGATAAAACATTAATTGAAAACAATATAAATTTAAAACACCAACAAGACGGAAATCAAAAAACCAAATGTCCACAATGTCAACCACCTCATAACTCAAGAGACAACCCTTTATCAGTAACAATAGATAATGGAACTGTTTTGTGGAAATGCCACCATTGTGAATGGACTGGTGGTAGCAGTACAGGTTCTTTATATCAACCTTATAAGAAACCAAGTTATATTCAACCAAAGCCACCTACAGTGGCTAAGAAACCATCAGACAGCTTTTATGACTATATGAAAGAAAGAGGTATCAGCAAATCTACATGCGAAAGATTTAATGTAGTGCAAGAAAACGAATGGTGTGTATTTCAATATTTTGATGAAAATGGACAACTTACAAATCTTAAATACAGAACAAGAGACAAGCAGTTTAGGCAATCTGCTAATGCAAAATCCATTCTTTATAACTACGACAAAATATGTAACGAGAAAACAATTATTTTTACTGAGGGTGAATTTGATGTTTTGGCATTAGGCGAATGTGGTTTTGACAATGCAACTACTTTACCAAATGGCGCACCAAAAGAAGCAAAGTTTGACAAGCAAGATGCTAGATTTAAAGCATTAGAAAATTGCAACTTAATTGCAACTAAGATTATTTTATTTACTGATAATGACAGCAGTGGCAGAGCCTTACATAAAGAACTGCTACATAGGTTTGGTAAAGATATATGTTGGTTTGTTACACCACCTGATAATTGCAAAGATGCCAATGATGTACTAATTAAGCATGGTGCTATGAAACTTAGAGAGGTTATAGAAAGTGCCACACCTTATCCAATTGAAGGTTTATATACAGCTAACGACTATACTAAACAGCTTAATGATTTATATGAGGGTAATTACGAAAGACCTACAGAGATAGGTATGGACGGCTTAGATGATATATACAAAGTAATGACTGGTACTTTCCATGTTATTACAGGAATACCAAATCATGGTAAGTCTGTATTTACAGATCAGATATTATTAAAACTTGCAGAAACACATGGTTGGTCTTTTGCAATGTTTTCACCTGAGCACAGCACATCTATGCACATTAGAAGATTAGTTCAAATGTATCTAAAAAAACCTTTTGATGAGGGCTTAAAAAACAGAATGACTAAGGCAGAGTTAAACAAAGCCTTAGATTTTATACACAAGCATTTTTATTTTATAGAAACCAAAGATGCCATACCCTCTATTGATTTAATACTTTCTATTGCTAAGTCTGCAATATATAAACATGGCATAAATGGTTTGGTAATTGACCCATTTAATGAAGTTTCAGCAGTAAGACAAGGCAATCAAAGAGAAGATGAGCATATTCGTGATTTTATTTCTTTATGTAAAAGATTTACTAGAATCTATGAGGTTGTGTGTTGGGTTATAGCACACCCTACAAAACTACCTAAAACAAATGATGGCAGTTATTTGCCACCTACAGCGTATGATATAAGTGGTGCTGCACACTGGCATAATCAAGCAGATGCAGTTCTTACAGTACATAGAGACTTTGACGATAATTCAACAAATGTAATAACAAGAAAAATTAGAGAACAAGACCTATATGGAAAAATAGGCGAAGCAAAGTTCAAATACGATACAGATCAAAGATGCTTTGTAAAATACCACAATATTGATGACGATTGGGAAACAGCTTACATAGATAACTTTAACATTAGTTAGATTTACTAATTTTTAATTTCATTTCATGTTGTGATTTCTTTGGTATTACAACATCTTCCTTTCTAATAAGCCTGTTTTTTTTAAATGGGTTGTAATCTACATAATGATGTATTCTGCCGTATTTTTTTACAATTCTTGAATAGTCAGGGTAAACCTTAACCTGCATTTTAGATTTTGCTAAAGTGCCTTCATTATCATAAAACTCAGCAGAGTTACCACCTCTAACCACTTGCGTAGTAATTTTTTCTTGCAAGAATGCATTAAATTGCACTGTACACATTCCTGCCGTAAGAATGTCTAAAGATAATATTGTATCTTCGTTGTATCTACCTCTCCACCTAAAAGGTATGTCGTTTTTTATTAGATTGCATGAGTAAATTCTTGTATTCATAACAAAAGGTGGTCGTTTCTGTGTAGCAGGTGCAAAAAAAGTGTAATTAGGTCCACACATACCAAGATTTGTATAGCGTTGTGCAAATTCTTCCATTGCAGCAAAGATGCTGCCGTTTGTTACTTTTACTTTTTCATTGTGATTTAAGCGTCTAAAACTTCTAATATTATCATCCATAACCCAATGGTATTTATAACCCTCTGCTATAGAAACATCCCATGCAAAGTTTCTAGCTGGTCCTGGCCCAGTTGACTTGCTTAAACCTAGATCGTCACATAACTCATACTTTTCTTTGTATGACATATCAAGAACCAATAATTTTTTTTTATCGCCTATTTCTGATAAGTATTCTTTATATTCCTGTGGCTCTATAACCAATCTATATGGCACTTTCATATAGTCTAAGTATTTTGCTGTATATCTAGTATCTGCTCTGCCCTTAGATGGTATAAAAAGTGGATAATATGGATTACTCATATCTTTTGCTTTCTGTGTCCATATTTTCTTTGTGTGGGTACCAAATATATTTTGCTTTTTCACTAAAACTTTGTTCAAGCTTCATTTGAAATGCCACAACATCATCTTCATTTTCAAAATGCACAATTACACTTCTATATGCAGTTTTATCTTCAGATACAAATTCTGGCATACCTTCCCATTCTGCTAAAACATCATTAATTAATGCTTCGTCTTGTACAAAAGGTATTATTTGTTCTTTATCAAAACCTAATAACTCAATATCAAAAGTACCATTATTTAATTCTTCTATTTGCTTCCATAGCAAATCTTCATCCCATGTGCTATTCATGCCTAATTTATTATCGGCAATCATTAAAGCTTTAATTTGATCTTCTGTTAAATTTGTTAATGTAATTGTTGGTATTTCTGTAAGATTAATTTTTTTTGCTGCCATGTATCTGCCATGACCTGCAATAATTGTTTTGTTTTCATCAATTAAAATAGGATTTGTAAATCCAAATTCGTTTATAGATTTTGCAATTTGATCTACTTGTTTGTCAGTATGCTTTCTTGGATTGTTTTTATGTTTTTTTATATTTTTAATATCTTCTGTTTTAATTTCTAGCATTTTTAATCCTTTCTCTTAGAGATGTTGTAGAGAAGCTGTGTTTTCTACTTGTTAAATAAGTTTCATGCAATCCATGACCTGTAAATTTTTGATTTTTATAATCTTCGCCTACAAACCTTATGTCTATTTCTGTGGCTTCTAATAAATCCAATAAACTTTTTTCTGTGTCATATGGCAATATTTCATCAACATATTTGATAGCTTTTAATTGTATATATCTTTCATATAAAGATTGTATTGGTGTATTTTTTTCTTTTCTGTCCAAAGATGGATCTGTTTGCAAGCCTACAATTAGATAATCACAATTTTCTTTAGCTTCCATAAGCATAACTATATGTCCTGCATGCAACAAATCAAAAGCGCCACAAGTAAAGCCTTTTTTCATTAGTCAATATAGAAATCATTTGGTTGTACATTGCCCTCTGTTATATCTAACAGTATTAACATTTCTTTTTTTCTAGGTATGCGAGAGCCAGTTATCCATTTTGCAAATGTGCCTTGTGGTATTTTTACACCCTTAGCCATTTCTATCTGATCTATAAAAGACATTTGTGTATGTTTTTCTTTTTCTAAGTATTTTTTTAATTTCATAAAAAGGTTCTAATTATTCCATAAATGAATTATACTGACTATATTAAATAAACACTACCCCAAAAGGTAATAAATTAAAGGTAATAAAATGAAATATCAAAACCAAGAAATAAAAAATATTAACCATCTAGCAAAACTGCTTATTTTGTCATCTATTGTTGACTTAGAAGATCAAGTATACAAAAAATGTTTTGGTGGTTTAAACATTATGGATAGCATAGCAAGACAAGTTCTTAAAGATGCAGAGGGATTTGTAATAAGTGATTTAGAATCTGAACTGCTTATTAAAACTATTAAATTTGAGATAGCTAAAGTTATTGGCAAACTAGAAAACCAAACAGGTATAGATACAAAAATTGTAACTAGAAATAATCAAGGCTATGTATCTAAACAGGCTTACGGATTATGAAAAATAACAACCCATTTAAAGTACATGGTATAGAACATTTATCAGCTAGTGCCATAAATCAATTTATAACCAATCCTGCATCTTGGATTCTCAAAGTTAGTGGTCATAGAGGTATACCAAATCCTGCCATGTGGCGTGGTACTGTTATAGATGATGCTATATGCAAATCTTTTGAAAATGATTTATCTATAGAAAAGAAACTACACAGATCAATTACAAACTCTGAATATGATTATGATTCTTTGTATGAATATCACAATGCAACTAATGACTACGACATAGATGCCGTAGATAAAGAAAGAAATAATTTACAAAGATATTTAGAGGTTGCTATACCGTTTTATGCAAAACTTGGTAAACCCCAAGAATGCCAAAAAAGAATTGAAGTAGA